GCTTTGGGAGCAGGAAGTCGCAGGTTCAAATCCTGCTATCCGGACTTAATAATTAAGGAGGAACTATGATTAAGATTGAAAAGGAATGCTATACTTGTGAAGGCATTGGACAAGTACCAGATGTTTTTAACAAAGGCAGTTTCAGAGACTGTTCTAATTGTGGAGGCAAGTGTGTATTGTCTGTAACAGTTGGTGCTTGCTATCAGCAGGACGTTAACTTTGGCGATCATGGTGATATCATTTCTAGGCCATTTGATTTTGAAGCCAAGGCTGATATGTCTGTTAGAGATTTCCTAGCTGAGATCTTTGATCCTGGTGATCGTTATGCGAGCAAGGCTCACGCTATCATTTTCATGGAAGCTAAGAATGCGTAATCTTTAAATAAGCAGGCGTGCTGGAATTGGTATACAGGATCGGCTTAAACCCGATTGCTCGAAAGGGATTGTGGGTTCGAGTCCCATCGCCTGTACTTGAATTGATAAGGAGAAACTATGGCTAAGCAAAAGATTCTTTTGTGTGAGGATGAAGATCATCCAGTCACAATGCATCATCATGCAACTAATACAAAGCCTAAGGATACGCGTTGGTTTGAACATACGTATCAGAACTTTGCATGTGAGCGACGTGATGATCCCATCTACACTAAGAACGACAAGATTCTTACTAAGAATTAATTGGTGAGTTAACATGTTTGATCTTAGTCCTGAGCCAGATCATTGGTTAGATGAAGCTCTTCAAGAGTCCAATTCTGAATTGGAAGAAATGCTTCCAGACAGTTCTGCCATTAATGAATTGTGGGAGCGTAGTAGAATGCAATTAACTCAGGAAGAACTGGAGGATATCATTAATGAACGCTGCTCTTAATGCAGAAACTGTGGAAGTTAGACTGAACGAAGAAGTTCAGGAGAATCTTGACAAGCTGGATATTGATCCATATAAGTGGAGAATTCTTCTGGCTCTTCAACAGAACTTGAATCTCTATAAAGGTACTGTTTCTCTTAAGGAGAAGCGTAGACGACGTGCGCATAACAAGGCACAGCGTAGAGCTAGGAGAAACAACCGATGACGATTACAGTTATGACCTGGAATGTTCACGGGTCTGTGGATCGCAACGGTGACGGTAACGCAGGAGAGCCAAAGAATCTCCTTAAGGAATTGCTTGCCACAGCTAAGGCGTACAAACCTACAGTGATTGGTTTGCAGGAGCTTTGTTATAAGCAACATCGAAAGTTCAGGACTGAGCTCAAGAAACTTGGTTACACTTCTACTATGACTTATGTTACTGAGTCTGGTGGGTGCAATGACAAGGGAGAAGGGAACAAGTCAGGGAATGCTTTGTACCTTCTGACTTCCAAGATTGATTGGAGAAGTTCAGCTGCTCTTCCGTGGGGAAAGAATTCTGGTACTCCTGGTATTCAGCCGCGACGAATTCTTGCAGCTAGAATGAAGGGCTCTACAAAGACTTTTTGTGTTACTCATCTTGGTCCTGGTGATCCTGATAGAGGTGAGCAGGAACTCTTCTACTTCCACAGGTTACTTCTGGCCGCTAAGTGCAGAGAAGTTATGTTGAAGTGGGACAAGCTTAGTGATTTGATCTTGCTCGGTGACTTCAATATGAATGCACAGTCCATGGCTACCTACTTCCCTGAGTTTTATTTCTTTGGGAATACTATTGATCTTGTTGGTGCAACTACAACTACAGGCGTACGTGCAGTTGTGCCTAGTATTTACAGTGACCATTCTCAAGTTCTAGTTACAGTTCAGTGAGTTGACTATGATTGACAGTATTACTGTAACAGTGCGGAATAACAAAGCTGGCGGAGTAAGTCCAGAAGATATGGATAGAGCCATTCGAGCTATCAAAGAAGGCTTTACTTCTAAGCATCCACAGATCTCAATCTCAATTGAGACGAAGATTGCCACAACTGACATTACTGGGTTCTTGACAGATGAGTCTTGACATTGTAATCTTTAGGCCATCATGGCAGGTTATGCGTGTTAGTTGTTTGGTTGAGAATAATCCTTATGGCGGGATGCAGAATCCCACAGGTTCTGAGGATTCTATTAATAGACTGAACAACTACATTAATGCTGTGTGGACGGATGATGCTACGGTTTCCACAGAGAACACTAGGATGAACCTGACGCAACAAGAAGAATTTGCGTGTCGAGTTTATCGTGTCTCTGGGTTCCTTGCAGCTACCATTAACGGATTGCGTGGGCAACATCTACCACACCTAGAACAGGTGCAAAAATATGCTGACCAATTACATCCACTCCTTGATCCGCACTCTGTACAGCAAGTGGCAAACAAGTGGGATTGGGACGTGGTGCGCTTTGAACTTGAAGACCTCTGGATTAAAGAGCGCTCTTGGTTCATGGCTGTCCTTACAGACATGGAAGAGCGTATCAAAGAAAAGGGTAACAAGTCAGAAGAACTCTTCTACTTCCACAGGTTACTTCTGGAAGTTAACTCTTAGGTTGTTCTTTGTTACTGTGCCTGGCATCTTGCTTGGCCTAGTATTGTGTGCTAGTATAGTTGGATTACCATTAGGTCTTCCTCTGCTAATTCTATCAACCAAAGTTTCCACAGGAATGATCGAACGCAGGCAAGCTGCTGTGGTAGCACAAAACCGAACCCCTGAGGAAATTCCAGAATTTGAGAAACCAATTAAAGTAACTAGTAGGAAGGAGAGAATTAGTGAGCTCTTTGCTTGAGCATTGTCAAACAGTGTTCAATACCATGTCAAACGATTGTAATGAAGAGGATATCTGGATCGGAAGATTATCTGAATTACATCTAGGTCTATCCATTAGCCAGTCTTATACTGATAAAGTCATCCATCTTCTTAAGAAAATGGGTTGCATTGAAGTAATCAGTCGTGCCGGTGGAACTACTTCTGAATCTCAAGTCAAAGTTGTCACATTCCCAACAAGAGATTTGTTCTTAGGGGAAAAATTTGCTGGTACTCAGCTTGAAGATATGTATAAATTCAAGCCTAAGAGAGTCACTAGCCAGATGGCTATGGCTAATGAACTCAATAAGTTATCTGGTTTAGTTTCTACACTCATTGGTGAAGTTAATGAGCATAAGAAAAAGATTGCTAGACTAGAAGCTGCCAATAGAATTATTTCAGAGTTCTCTGATACTGAAAAGGAAACAGAAGAGACATGAGTACTTCATGGGAAGTTGCAAACCGTTGTCCTGAATGTCAATCACCTGGCAAGGAATCTTCTTATATCCAACAGCCAGCTGGCATTAAGATTTTACAGCTAGTCTGCGGTAATAAGCAATGCACAGAAAGGAACTTTGGTGTTCCTGTTGTCTGGCTTGTGCAGGTTAATCCAGATGGATCTATTCCAGATGCACAGAATCATACAAATTCTCCTAAGGAATATTCAGCTGATTTCAATGCTGGGTATGAATCTGCTATGCGCGCAGCTGAGGCCGCACTGCGTCAGTCGTTAGGTAATGGACATGGCAATCGCACATAAAGGTAAGTGTGTGATTGTTGAGGTCAATGGTTTAAAGTTCTGTCCGCGCTGTGCTGAGAAGCAATTCAAAGCAGCTAGTAGAGTTGCTAAGATTATCACAGATACCTACAAGTTTTGTCCACATTGCCACTTGGCCTTGCCATTTATAGATGTAAAGGAATGTCCTAATTGTGAAGGAGTTATACCAGTACCAGAAGGAGGACGTAGAGAAACTCCTTGATTTACCTTATGGCCTCATTGCTTCGGAAATGGGGACAGGTAAATCATATGAAGGCATTGCTCTAAGTGTTGAATGGCTTAAGCAAGTCTATGAAGGATCAGGGAAGCTATTACCGATCCTGATTATTTGTCCTATTAATACATTCTCTTCTTGGGCTGATAAGTTTGCAGAGCAATGTCCTGCCTTAGACGTCAAAGTAATTGATCGTAAATACAGAGGCGAGTTTCTTCTAGATATTGTAGCTAAGAAACATGATGTTTACATTATGCATTGGGCAGGGATCAACTACCTAGCACAGTATTTTAAGAAGTACAAGATTGTATTCTCTGCTGTGGTAGCAGACGAGGTACATGCAATTGCTAATCGTAACTCCAAAACAAAGTCTAGTCTTGCTTCTATTAAAACGTATTCAAAGCTCGGTCTTAGCGGTACTCCGTGTGGAGATAAGCCTTGGCAATTGTGGTCAATTCTTAACTGGCTTGATCCTGAAAGGTACTCTTCGTACTGGACATTTGTTAATCGTTATGTCGAGGAAGAGTATGAGATTGTTAAGCGCAAAAAGCGCGATAGCGATCAAGTATATTATGATCGGTATAGGGTATTTAAGACTCCCAAGAACCTTTCACTTCTTCATCGTTCTATTGAGCCATTCTATGTCCGCCATCTTAAGATGGAGAAATGCTGTGATCATCACCCTGATGGAGTTATGTCTTGGCTTCCTGAGAAGACATACGAAACGCTAACAGTAGAACTTAGCCCTAAGCAGCGCAAAGCGTACAATGAAATGCGCGATAACATGGTGGCTTGGTTGGGTGAAGCTGAAGATACCCCGCTTGTTGCTTCTATTGTTGTTGCTCAGTTGACTAGACTTGGTCAGATGACTTTGGCTACGCCTTTGGTTACCACAGAACCAGTTGAATATTTCGATAACAATGGTGATCTGCAAACCGATTTCAAGACTAATGTTGATCTGGAATTTCCCTCTACTAAGTTCAATCTACTGAAAGATATTGTCACAGAATATGAAGAAAAACAATTCTTGGTCTTCACGTCGTCTAAGAAAATGGCGAAACTTACTGTGGCAGAGCTTAATCGGTTGGGCATTTCTGCTGTCGAGATTTCAGGTGACACACCAGAATTCAAAAGACAAGCGCTGACAAAGGAGTTTGCAGCTAAGAAGTTCCGTATCATTGTGGCTGTGATTGTTGCGGCTGCTGAGGGAATTGATGGCTTGCAAGATGTTTGTGATACTGCGATTTTCTTGGATCGTTCTTACAGAACCATCAAGAATATGCAAGCCGAGGATAGGTTGCATCGTGGCGGCCAAACAAAGCGTGTAACTATCATTGATATTGTTGCAGAAGATACTGTGGATATTGATCGTCAAGAACTACTTGCTACTAAGTGGCAGAACATCAAGATGATCTTGGATAGGAAATAGTTACACATGAGGAAATTGAGAGGAAAAACATGAAGTACAGTGAAGTTTTGGCTTTACAGTTGAAGGAAGCTCTTGAGGAAGAACAGCGTATTCTTTCCAAGTTTGGTGAAGAGCCGCCGGATGGTAGTGTTATTAAGTTCAAGGTTGTTTATGATAAGGGTGGACATGGGTATACTTGGGCTGCTGTTCGAGTTGGTAAGTTCTGGTATACCACAGCTTTCTATCCAGAGAATCGCAAGTTGACCTGGGATGCATTGACTAAAGTATAAGATCAAGGGCTTTAAAGTTTGTCACGTTGGAAAGTAGTTTAACGTTAAACACTTGACAGGTGTGGTATGATAGACGAGTCATACGATTCACTAAGGGGGAATTATGGCTGTGTTGCTCTGTTTACAATTCGATGATGAATCAGAAGCTATACAGTTTCGTGACTCTATTCCCACAGCTAGCAAGTTGAGGGCAGTATATAAAGTGCCAACCTTATTTTGTGAAAACAAAAAGGAGTGCTGGCCCATTCGACCTAATGAAAGACACGGGACATTTGGGCCAGCACGAGGTTGGTATATTTGTAAGACATGTCACAAGTTCCTTAAGCTGAAACTGCACAAGGATACTGATTTGTCTACCACAGACTACTGGTTCCGTCGTCATCAAGACCTTGGATGGAATATTCTAGAGAGATTTAGGAGGGCCAACGATGGCGATAAGCTCTAGAGAACTAGATCAATACGAAATCGATAATCGTTTGTATCATGAGATTCATGTCTCACAGATTCGTGAGTACAAGAAATGTGCTTGGGCTCATGATTGGAAGTATAAGGATCAGCTTTATCCTAATGTGGTAGCTAAGCCTCTTGAATTTGGTACAGCTATGCATCTTGGGTTTGAGTATCTTATGAACCCACAGTACAAAGATGCTTCTCTTTCTATTGTTCTTCCGTTGGCTAAGTCTGCGTTTATTACTGAATGCAAAAAGCAACGTGATGCTGTACCACAGAACATCTTCATGACTCGTGATGAGTTGACTGACGAGTATCAATCCAGAATTGAGCTTGGTCAGAGAATGCTAGAGTATTACGCATTTGAGATTAAGCCAATTGTTGACAAGGATACAGAACCTCTCTACGTTGAGAAGAACTTTATAGTTCCGATTGGTGATCTATACTGTGTTTGTGACCAATGTCAGAAGCGTTGGCGAGACGCTAATGGCAGCACAGGTACATGTGGCGGACTGCCTGTGGTACTCGAAGGTAAGATTGATCTTATTCTTAAGGATAAAAATACTGGTAAGGTGTGGGTTAGAGACTGGAAGAACGTTAATTCTCTGTCCTCTGATTATGAGTGGTTAGAGAATGATGAGCAGCTTAATCTATATCTTATGGCTCTGTGGTTGCTCGGTCTTGATATTGCTGGGTTCCAGTATTTTGAGCTTAAGAAAGCTGTACCAGGTCCGCCTAAAAAATTAACACGTAAGTATGCTGGCAAGTGGTTTTCCACAGACAAGAACCAGGATACTACGTTCGAGATTTTTGTTGAGACGCTACGCGCAGCTGATGAGCCGTTTGAACCATACATTGAGTATCTTGAATTCCTCAAGGAACGTGGAACAGATCATTACTTCCGATTGAATAAAGTTCGACGTGATGCCAAAGCAATGAGGATGCAGTATACTAATCTCGTAGCTGTGGTAAGCGAAATGATCGAGCGCCCCAAGGATTATCCTACTCCTACAAAGTTTGGTTGTAAGTTCTGTGAGTTCCGTGCTCCATGCATTGAGCGTATGCAAGACAATGATCCGCAAGGATTGCTAGACGTATCCTTTACTAAGAAGCCACATTATTACGAAGTGCGTGATAATGAAATGAAATATGCATTGTGATAGGGGTGGTATAAATTACGTTGAGTGGTAAGAATCTCGGTGGTCTAGAGATTCGTAAATTGGATCAGACTGAACCGTTTTTTGATATTTTCATTTATGGAGACGCTGGTGTAGGCAAGACTGTATTGTCTGGTTCTGCTGATGGCGTACCACAGATGAGACCTGTTCTGTTTGTGGACATTGAATTTGGTTCTAATTCGCTGCGTCGTACTTATCCCAAGGTAGATATTGTCCAGGCTAAGACCTGGGAAGATGTTCAGGCAGTTAAGGAAGCTTTGTCGGATACAGATCATGGTTATCAAACTGTGGTATTCGATTCGCTCACTGAGTTGCAGAAGATCAATCTTTACTATCTGCTTAAGAAAGCTGGAATGTCTGAATTAACAGACAGGCCAGGATGGGATGAGTGGGGGCTCTCACTTGAACATATGAGAAGATTTGTTCGGGATATGAAACGTCTTCCGATTAATACGATCTTCACAGCGCTTGTTGATTCCGAAAGGGATAAGCGAGGCAATGTTCTAATGAAGCCGTTGTTCACTGGTAAATTCCAGAAAGAGGCGGCTGCTCTCTTTGATGAGGTATTCTACTATTACCTCAGAGAGATTACTGATCCTGACACCGAGGAAGAGCGTTCTGCTAGAATTCTTCTAACAGAAGGTACAGAGAATGCTACTGCTAAGGATCGTTCAGGTAATTTGGGTCAATACCTTGTTGACCCGACAATGGAAATAATTTACAATAAGATGATTGGTTAGGATAATTAACATGGCTGGTACTTTTAAGGTTGATTTCACTCAGGATGATGTTCAGCAGTCTGGTGCCCGTGATTTCGAGCCGATCCCTACAGGGATTTATGAGGCTGATATCACTGGTATTGAGCTTGTTGAGGTTCAGAACGGCGCCAATAAGGGTAAGCCGATGTTTAAGGTTGAGGCGACTCTGAGTGACGAGCCTTACAACAACCGTAAGCAGTGGTTTAATGTGATGCTCTTCAATCTTCCTAGCGGTAATTGGTTCCTGGCTCAGTTTCTCAAGGCAACTGGTAACGGTTATGCTCTTGAGACTGGCGAAATTCCTTCGGCTGAGGATTTTGATGGGAAGCACGTCTCTTTGAGCGTTAAACGAGTGAAGGACGATTACAAGAATAAGAAGGATCCTAAGCCGGATGGTTCTACCTGGTTCAAGAATCAGGTGAATGGCTTTAAGTTCGACGAAGAGGGAGCTACTACCACAGCTAAGCCTCGCTCGAAGAAGGCTTCTATTCTCCCGTAACTTTTACTGTAACTAGTAATTAGTTAGGAAATGGGGAGTCCTGGCCTGGACCGCCAGCTTTAAACGAGTAGTCCATAATAACGCCCCATTTCCATTAAGGAGGATGCTGTAACAATGCCCGATGTTGATAGTACAATTGAAACATTCTTCAAGTTGGTTCTTGGCCGCAATAAGGGGTATTTGTGCTTAGCATTTCTTGATCCTGCAACGCGTAAATTCAAAGAAGAATTTTTCGAGTACCCAGATCAGCTACCACAGATTGTGACTAGGTCTTCTGGTAAAGCCCTCACTGACAATGTATATTTTTGTCCAAATCTTTTTGATGCAAAGAAGCGTAAGAAAGAAAACGTTATTTGCACGCCCAATGCTTGGGCTGATTTGGATCGTTGCGCACCTACTCATCTTCTTATTAAGCCAACTGCTGTTTTGCAATCTAGTCCTGCTAGATGGCAGGCTTTTTGGGCGTTTGATGAAAACCCTGAACCACAGATTGCAGAAGAATTAAGCCGTCGTATTGCTTATTTCCATAAGGAACAAGGAGCAGATCAGTCAGGTTGGGATTTAACTCAGCTGCTAAGAGTCCCCAATACTTTTAACTATAAGTATGACTCTCATCCTGAGGTAGAGCTTTTTGTAGCTGAGAAGAGATTCTACCGTCCTGAGGATTTTAAGCCATATCCTGATCTTAAGCACTTCAAAATTGAAGAAGACAATGATTTAATCCTGCCACAGCATGTCTCTACTTTAAGAGGTGCAGACATTTTAGCTGGCGAAGACAGAGACTTACCACAGAAACTACTCGCACTATTTCAGGACGAGCCAGAAGATTCTGAGTGGTCAGATAAATTGTGGTTCCTGGAAATGATTGCGTTTGAGCAAGGCTTCTCTAGGGAAGCCGTGTTCGTTATTGCTAGAGATTCTAAGTGCAATAAGTATGCGCGAGACGGTCGGCCTGAGTCGGACCTGTGGAAGGAAGTTCTTCGAGCAGAAGAGCAGTTTAGGATTAAGCGCGAAGGTGATACTTTCGATGATGTTATTCAAGATTGCCAGATTCTTTCTCAATCAGAGAACAGAATCGTCATGGGACTTGAGAATTCCATTGTCGAAGATTACATTGAATGGGCATCATCTTTAACAGATGCTGCACCACAGTATCACCAAGCTGGAATTTTTGTTATTCTTAGTGCACTACTCAGCGGCTCAGTAACTCTTCCTACGTCTTACGGTATCATTATTCCTAATCTGTGGTTTATGATTCTTGCAGACACAACTCTGACTCGCAAGTCTACTTCCATGGACGTTGCTATGGATATTCTTGAGGATTTGGAATCTGATTCTGTGCTTGCCACAGACGGATCACTGGAAGGTATGCTGACTGGATTAGCTATGCGCCCAAAGAAACCATCTGTCTTTCTTCGTGATGAGTTTTCTGGTCTGATTGAAGCTATTCTCAAGAAGGACTACTTAGCCGGTATGGCAGAAATGTTTACCAAGCTGTATGATGGTCGTACTATGAAGAGACTTCTTAAGAAAGAAGTTGTGGAAGTCAAAGACCCTAGGCTCATTATTTTTGGTGGCGGCATTAAGGATAAGATTACTGGGTTGTTGACTCACGAGCATATTTCTTCTGGTTTCATCCCAAGATTCTTATTCATTACAGCTGAATCAGACATTACTAGAGTGCGCCCTTTAGGACCGCCTACCACAGCTAACATAGAACATCGTTCTAGAATGTTGGAACGGCTTAGGGAAATCTTCAACCACTATAATCGCACAACTCTTTTGCAGATTGGTGACACCGGCCAAGGTTTGGAAGTTAAGCAGGATATGAATGCTTACTTAACTGACGAAGCTTGGAAAAGAACATCCGAACTTGAGTTGCAGTTGCTCAAGATGGGCACAAACAGCTACAATCCATCTTTGATGACTCCTGTTTATGACCGTCTGACTAAGAGCATTCTGAAAGCAGCTGTGCTTATTGCTGCCTCAAGGCAATCCAATGACACTGTGGTAGTAGAACTCGAAGACCTCCTTAGGGCTATTAAGTTTGGGGAAGATTGGCTCAGTTATGCAGAAGAAGTAATTAATGCTATCGGTTCTTCGGATGAAGAGCGCATGATTAATAAGGTCTTTGATTATATCCAGAACGGTACCGCTCAAGGTGGTGTCAATAGAGGTAAAATCATGCGAGTATTTAAGCTGACTAACCGTAGAGCTAACGAGATTTTCCAAACACTAGATCAGCGTAATCTAATTTCTAAGGTCCAAGGAGAAGGGTCAGTAACTTATGTTGCCACAGGATCTACAATCATATTTTGAGGAAGCAGAACAATCCTTTTACGATGCTGCTTATGAAGTGCCGCCTGATACTATGCATTTGTTTGATAATGATGTGAACACTGCGCTTAAGTTATTGGCAGAGGCAGCAGAATCAGCGAGAAGAGCTTACATTAAACTGTATATCTCTCAAAAAGTCGTTGATGGAACTGAGAATCAAAGACCAACACTTGGACCGGAATCTTTAGTAGGTAATTGTGAATAAAAGACCTCATGCAGATTGTGAATCTTGCCCATTATATAGACAACCATTGCATCCAGAGCCTAGAAATCCTAATGCACGATTCCTAGCTATTACTCCGGCGCCAAAGTCTAACGATATCTTCAAAGGCGGGGTTGATAAAGGCGACGGAGTAGCTTTGCTCAACAAAGTTTTGAAATACCATGCTATTCCTACCACAGATGTGGGTTACATTCCTGTGGTACAGTGTGCAGGTTTTGATGCTCTGTCTGCCACAGACAAGAACAAAGCAGTCAAAGCGTGTTCAGGATACGTTCAAAGTTTTGTGAACAATAGCGCTCCTGAGGCATGCCTCTCACTGGGACCAGACGCCTCTCTCGCGGCCTGTGGGACGAGGGGGTGGACGGCTGTGCGGCCTGGTCCTGCTAGGGTCAGAGAGGGCAGCCTCACGGTGCCTGTGGTGCCTACAGCGTCTCCCCAGTTGTGCATGGTCCAGCAGGACAAGTTTCCATTTTTGGTAACAGACGTTGGAAAACTAATCAACACTGCGGTTAAGTTTGAATTTCCTCTTTATACTGTTGTTGACAACGAACAAGATGCTTTGTCTTACTTGAATTCCCTGTTAGAATTTGATAGAGGAGTTTTTGGCGTAGATATTGAAACAGCATCTGAGAAGGATTTAGCGTTCGAGCATCCTGAGCGCTTTGAAATGTTGTGCATCGGTACATCATTGAATGGCAGAAACATTACTATTCTTGCACAAGAATGTCTGACGGAGCAAGTTTATGTTTTACTTAAGATGGTTATGCGCTTTCATGATGTTCTTGCTCATAATGGAAAGTTTGATTTGCAGGGGCTCCGTCCTAAGTTGGGTAAAGTCCAACTGGAGGAAGATACTATGCTTGCTAGCTATGTATTTGATGAGCGAAGTGGCGTTCATTCTCTTAAGTATTTAGGGCAAGAGTATGTGGGAGCACCTAAATGGGAACATGAAGTTGAGCAATACATTGGAAGCTCGAAGAACTTTGCCTTAGTTCCTAAGAACGTTCTTCATAAATACAATGCGTACGATATTCATGTGATGTTCTTGCTGTATTTCATGTACCAAGAGCGTTTTGCTAACTCAGATGAAGAACTGAAGAATGCTTATGAGTTACTGATTGAAGCTAGCAATATGCTTCAAGACGTTGAGCATAATGGAATGACAATTGATGAAGAGCATTTGGAACAATTGTCGAAGAAGTTCGATCATGACATTGATGTTCAGCGTCGCAATTTAGCATATCAGGCACTCACATTAAGTGACGGAGTATTATTCGATGTCAAGCTTGGATTCAATCCCAACTCACCAAAACAACTCAAAGAGTTCTACGAATCTGTGGGGATCAAAATTGCTTCCACAGATGAAGACACTCTCAACAAAATTATTAATTATGTTGGGGATGCTGTCCCTGATGTTATTCGTAATTTTTCCAAGAGTATTTTGGAGTATCGTAAACAAATCAAACTGGGAAGAACTTACGTAGATGGAACCAAGAAGCGACTCTACAAAGGTAGAATTCATCCGAACTTCTTACTCCACGGAACTACAACTGGTAGGCTATCTTGCAGGAATCCCAATCTACAGAACATTCCTCGTAAGTCGCCAATCAAAAGAATCTTTGTCCCATCAGGACCTGATAGAGTCATTGCGCAGTCCGACTATTCCCAAGCAGAACTAAGGCATCTTTGTTGGTTTGCAGGAGATACGTACTTCACACCAATTTTCAATGAAGGGATTCGTGACGTATTCGATGAGCTCGTACCCGTTCTATACCCTGAGAGCCCATCCAAAGAGGAATGCGATAAAGATATCTGGAAAGAAAACAGAACAATGGTCAAAACTTACGTTTATGGCCTTGGATATGGTCGTACTGAGTATGGCATTGCTGCTGGGTTTGGTATTTCTGTTGATCTTGCATTAGAGTACATGCAGAGATTCTTCTCTGTTATCCCTGAAATTGTGGAATGGCAAGAGAGAATCAAGTTCCAAGTTAAGAATGGGGACGACTTAGTAACTCCATTTGGACGGCATCGTCGCTATAACTTGATTACTAAAGCCAATGAGCGAAATGTCATGAATGAGGCATTGGCATTCTTACCACAGAGTACAGCTTCTGATTGCACAATCAGAGCAGCGATCTTTGCTAATCCTATTCTTGAACATGAGTTTAATGCAAAGATCGTGAACTTGGTGCATGATGCTATCATGATTGATAGTCCACAAGATGTGGTAGAAGATGCTCTTAAGATTGTTGAAGAATGCATGATTGATAGTGCACAGGCTGTGGTAGGCGATTTCGTTAAGTTTGCCACACAATCGAGCTATGGAAATAGTTGGGAAGATTTAGTATGAGCGATGTTCATGAGAATTTACAGTTCATTGAGACAATAGAAGTTAGACCAATTGATAGTATGGCATCTGACTATAGAGTAGTTCAGGCTGCCAAAGTCAGTACACTTCATGATGATATATCTCTAGAAGTTGTAGATGAAAAGTCTATTTATGGCTTCATTAATTTCTTGATGAAGAATCGACATGGTTCCCCATTTGAACATTCTATTTTTACTTGGAGAATCAAGGCGCCTATCTTCGTTTGGCGAGAATTGATGAGACATAGGATTGCCTCATACAATGAACAATCTGGCAGATATACTAGGATGACTCCTGAGTTCTACATTCCCAATCAGTTCCGCAAATTAGTTCAGATTGGTAAGCCTGGGGATTACATCTTTGAAGAAGGCACAACAGATCAGTATCGTCATGTTCGATATGCCTTACAAAGAACTTGTCAAGTTGCTTGGTCAGAGTATGAAATGCTCCTGAACAATGGTGTTGCCAAAGAAGTAGCTAGAATGGCATTGCCACTCAATATCATGAGTACTGCATATGTCACAATGAATGCACGAAGTCTTATGAATTTCTTGAGCCTTCGCACTTGCAGGGGAGAAGCTGCTTATCCTTCATTTCCTATGCGAGAAATTGAAATGGTTGCTGAGCAAATGGAAACGTCATTCAAAACACAAATGCCTTTGACAGCAGAAGCATTTGATAACAATGGGAGAGTACAACCGTAATGGCAGATGTTAGTCAGTTTCCTGAACTTAACACAGAAGACTTTGGTAAGGTCTATATTGGTAGAGTTATCAAGGTCGACCCAGTAACTAAGACACTTGATGTTAATATTGTGTTTGAAGACGATTTGGTCGAACAAGTTGCTGGTATGCAATTTTTTACATTTCTAACTAATGCACAATTGGAGAATTTGTTCAAATGATGATTGATAAAGACAAAGTTGAATTATCAGCTGGCAATATTCACGCAGCCCAGATCAAAGTTAATGATCGAACTATCTTGGATGATGCATCGGCTGCTATCTACACTGATAGACGCACAGCGTATGGTGAAGCTGAAAGAAGTTTTAATCTCATTGCTGAATACTGGGCTAGTTATTTAGGCAGAGAGATTTCTGCACTTGATGTAGCTAATATGATGATCTTGCTAAAGATTGCCAGGACAGGTAATGTAGATCAGAGAACTTATCACAGAGACAACTATGTAGATATTGCGGGCTACGCAGGATTGGGGGATGAATTAGTATGATTGAAGATCTTTCACTGAATGCTTATGCGGACGAGATTTGGGAAATCACAGAGCAAAAGGGTTTCCATGGCCTGAATCGTTCAATTGCAGAAGACATTGCTTTGATGCATTCTGAGTTGTCAGAAGCATTAGAGGAAGTTCGTAACGGTAAGGGGGCTTTCTATGTTGAGAATGGAAAGCCTGAGGGCGTTGCTACTGAAATGATTGATTGTGTTATTCGCATTCTGGATTCTCTGAATACTCATTATCCGGAACTGGATATTGATGACGTGATGAGAACCAAGATTAATTATAATGCAGGCCGCCCACAACTTCATGGCGGCAAAGCGCTGTGAAGGTAATGGCTTTTGATCCTGGGGGTTCCACAGGGTTCAAGCAATTTACCAAAACAGAAATGTTCACTGGTATGCAGTTTACTAACAAATATCATCATCTTGATCTTTGGAATTGCATTGTAAATGGACAACCAGATGTTTTGGTTTATGAGACTTTCCAGTACAGGAACCAATCAAGAGCCGGACTCGTTCTGGATTCCAGAGAATACATTGGGCTATTCCAACTGTATGGACAGATGTATCCCCAATGTTCTGTGGTAAGCCAGAGCCCAAGCCAGGCCAAAGGGTTTGTGAAAGACCAAACTCTAAAGGAGGCAGGAATTTATGTGCCAGGCCATCCGCACGAGAATGATGCTGCAAGGCATCTTCTTTTCTATCTCTGCACTGAGAATCACAAATGGCCTGACGTAAAGAATTCTTTACTTCGGCTGTTATATAAGTAAACAAAAACGGGGCCCCCTCTTGTGTCTACCACAGAGGGGGCCTCGCCTTGTATTTTTTACTTTTTCTTCCACTGGTCGTTAGAATTCCACATGATCTCAGTTGCAGAACAATTCATCTTGCGCTCCGCACCAGTCTTTGTGTACTTGGTGTAACGATAACGCGTTAGACCTGTAACTACGCTGTAGCACTTAACTCTTAAGCGATACTTTTCCTTAACAGTCTTCTTGCCCCAACAAGCTAAGCTAGCTCGCTGACGGAACAAATCACTGAGACCGCCCTGCCAGAAAATAACCTGACAGTAAGTGCCAGAAGCAGTAGTATAACTAACTACTCTAGGCATGTCCTTACCGGGGGGCGCCGTAATTGTCTTGGCACTAGCTGTGGTAGCAGAGAACGAAACCGCCACCATTGTTAAAACAGCAATTAACGCTGCTGTGATCTTCTTCATAATGCATCACCTTCTGTAGTATCCAGTGTTTCAGCACTTCCTGTGGAAGGGTTACCATCTGTGACGCCTGCCACAGCAATGTTCTTTACCACAGCAAGGAGCAGTGCGAATCCTGCGGAACCAAAGATGAATCCCCAGTCTAAGAATCGCACGTCAGTAATTCCGGCTGCAATTAAGATGCCACCAAAAGCCTGAATGAATGTCCAGAAAGACCGTTCAGCAACAGCCTTCCAAAATGTCTTAGTCCACATTAAACTAATTCCTTCCAAGTTTTAGGACCGATAATTCCATCGTTGTCCAGGTTTTTAGATGTCTGGAACTTCTTGGCTGCCTTTTCTGTATCCGGGCCAAACTTTCCATCAACTGTCACACCAAGAGCCTTTTGAGCTCTTCTGACAACAGCACCACTATCCCCTTTTCGGATAGTTGGGAATGGTGCGATACCCCATCTGCCATCCAAATCCTGAACAATGTCTGTGGTAATCCCGGACCAAGCAACCTTAGCCTGCATTGTAGCTTGGCTAACTGTTGCGTCCTGTGTAGTTACATCCGTGTAATATGCAACTCCACTAATAGGGATATCTAACTTCTTGGCCTTATTAGCAGCATATGCAAATGCTAAGCATCTACGCATATGCGAGAAGTCAGAGACAACAACAATGGACTTAGCGCCAGCCTTATCAGCGATCGGTAATCCATACATGAAGTTACCGTTAGTGCTGCCAGATTTGCCCTCAGATAAAATGCGACTAGCAGCAATACCCTTAGAAATAAGGTAAGCTCTTGCATTAGCAGCTTCAGAAGAAGAGCCTCTGCCAGCTTTCACACCACCAGTAACAATGATCTTCTGTGTCTTATTCTTATTCAGAAGATCAATAGCAACATCTAATCTACGCTTGTATTTAGAATGTAACTTGCCCTCAGTTGTATTTGCTGATCCAGCAATAATGATAATTGCTGTGGTCGGCTTTTCTGGTTCAGGGTCTGCCACAGGAGGGGAGCCAGGATCGGGAATTTCTGGCTGCTCTGGCTGCGGCTCTGGTGTCTTAT